CTTCTTTTGTCCACTTTGCAAGTGAATTATCGGCCTTTTTTGCGCCTTTGTAACCCCCTCCCGAGGCTTTATATTTCTGTGTTGCTAACTGAGCTTTGCGGGCGCTCCATTCCCCCGGATCACCTCCCTTACCAGAGGCTTTCACAGAGGCAACAATACGCTTCCACTTAGCAGGATCTGACTTAACGGCGCTGCTCATAGCTCTGCCTCACTTCGTTGTATTGGGCGTAACACTGCTTGAGGGCGATTCTGATTTCGTCGGCTTCTCTAGCGATCCCGACAACCACCTCGCTATCCTCTCGGTAAAGCTCTCTAGCGGTACAGGCACTTGATCCAACACCGGAGGGATTGGACACGGCACTGGTTTGGGTGGGACGGGCTTGCCGGTCGCGCAGGCTGTTAGCAAGAGCGGTATTACGAGCAACCAAATCGCGCGTTTCACGGTCTTTCTCCTGTCTTAGCTTGTCTGCACTAGCCTGCATCTCTTGCTGCCTCTGGAGGGCTTTCTGGAGGCTCTGAGCGTATTCCTCAGCCCTCTCGCGCTTCTCTTTATCCCAAGCCTGCTGTACTGTGTCTTTGCCGTTTTGATAACCTTTGGTGTATCCGCTAATCCCAGCCAAAACAACAACCGCAAACGCTATACCGATGCGCCAATACATTGCTGATACTCCGCTTGCCGCCGCTTAGTCAAACCTGCCAAGGGCTTACCCTTGAACCTGTCCCACTTCAGTATTTCTCGGCAAGCTCCGTCATAGTCTTGGGCGTTCAGCTTTTTTACTAGCGTAGACCGACAGAAAGCGCCTTCCCCGATGTTGTAAGCCAGACTGACAAACGCCGCGAATTCGTAGTTGTGCATAGGCACTGGGGCGCATCGCTTAACCGCCCGCTCGAACTTATTGGCATCCTGTAACAGCTTAACCAGCGCCCTCTCAACCGTAATCGTGTCGCCCATCTTCACGCTGTCTGTCGTGCCAAACCCTATCGTCGGCACATCTCCCGATACCGGAATGTAGGCTTTCGGCTCAAACCCTTCATGTAAAGCAATCCCCACCAGCGTGGTTGCCGACAAAGCTAAAGCACCAATCGCTATCCGTGGCTGTTTCATTCAATGTCCTGCTGAGCTACTAATCTCGCTACAAAAGCCGCCGCTACCGTAATCCCTGATAAGGCGGCAAACGTACCCCGAGGAATACTGTCAGCAAACAACGGAAGAATCACCTCTACCGCAGACAGAACGCCAGCCAAGATCATTAGTCTGATCGACCACGCCTTACGGAGAATACCCCTCCAGTTGTCAGTCAGCTTCATCCGCCAAAACTCAAATCAGCTATCGGAGCGCCAGAGAAAGCACCATCAGACCACTACCAAAGCACCCGCCCCACCCGTTCCAAAGAATGCCAACATAATCCCGCTCATCCTAGCCCCCTCATAAACACCACCGTATCAGCATCAATAAACACTGCATTCACAATACATCTCGGCGGGAACTCAATCATTGTTGCCTTGTGCGCATAACCAGACCGATAGCTATTTGGCACTTCAGACTGGATCGTTCCAAAGTCATCACGGTTGTTAAACACAATCAACATATCCCCTTGCGAAAATTCCCCGGCTGGAATCACCACAACCGAGGAATGCTCAATGTTGACTATTTTGTTTGCGTGCTCTTTCTGTAACCTCATGGCTTAGGATACTTAGCCTTAACCGCTGCTATCTTCGCAGCCATTTCCGTGGCGGCATCACCACCCTTCCACAGCGCATCTAGCTGATCCCCTAATGATGGATACTCAGCACGACGTTTGGCGTAGTAGTCAGGAATGTCAGGCCGCACAATCTCAGACTTATCAATATCCACTATCGTCGGCTCACCGCCAAACGGATCAGGAATCTCCCGTGTCTTAGGTGTTAGCGCAGCCCAAGCAGCCTCTTTAGCATCAATGTCTGCCTTGATAGCCGCTTCTTTGGATGCGATGTAAGCCGACAGATCAGCGCCCGGCGGGATGAATAGCTGCCAGTCATACGTCTGCCCGTTATGCTCAACCTTCAGATAGGCCAGCCCACGCTCCTCGTTTGCAAGGTTGGACGCAATGCCCTCTAATGAAATCATTTTGTAGCCTCCAATCTAAAGTTCTTGCCCGGATGCTGCCCCTGTGCAGGCAGAATCTGGATGTCCTTGAATCCTACGTGCGTACACAAATCTGTCAATGACTTCGGCGTGTAGCCCCATAGATGAGGCGACAAAGCACCAGCCTTCTGTGTCTCTGGTGTCAGCCGGTCTACGTGCGCCCCAAAGATGCACATAGCGGTCATGTGCTGATCCGCCCCGTCCTGCTCCAGATAGTCTTTGCACAAGGCCGCCAAGTCAGGCAATTCCATTACCAGTTTGCCGCCAGTTTTTAGCGTAGCCAACCACTTGCCCAAGACTTCCGGCGCACGGTGCTGCGGCATGTGTTCAATCACATGACTGGCAAATATCTCGTCTGCGCAGTTCTCCGGCAGGTCAAGCTCCATGATGTCCTGCTTAATATCAGCCGTGTCACTGTGCATGTCCACGCCCATGTAGCCTTCCAGCCGATCCCGACCGCAGCCCATGTTGAAGCGGATAGGCTGACCCTCTTCCTGCATCTGGGCAATGATCGCGGCATAGTTAGCACCACCCGTACCTTTAGGCAACCGATCATGCCAGCGCTTGTCGATGAAGTCCTTATCATCCAGCGTCAGCGGACGGGTAGGCGGGATGTTCGTGTAGTAGTTCTTCAGGTCTACCGACGGATGCGCGGTGTACATACCTGTCGCCAAGTCCATGTGCAGGCACTGAACGTCCGTGTTGACTAGCAACTTGGTGCCGCGCTTATGCAGGCGGTGAACGAAGAAGTTGTCTTCCCCAATGAACGGAATCTCATCGTTGATGTTGTTGCCGATACAGCAGAAAGGAAGCTCTGGCTCCTCTTCTTTCATGGCCTTCAGGATGCTGATTGGGATCAGCATAATGTCCATGCCAGTCTGCCACGCTTCAATCAACTGACCGGGCGCAACATCAGGGATCGTGATCCAGTCACCCTCACGCACCATGATCATCGCGTCTGAACACTTGATGTAATAGACACCCGTGATCACCGCGTCAGGATGTTCTTCCGACGTTCTCAGCAACTTCTTGAATGCGTCGTATGGAACAACCGTATCTTCCCCGATAAACAGTAGATACTTGGCACCAGACTCCAGCGCCTGCTCTATCAGGTAGTTACGGGCAACGTCCACCTTCTCACCGCCGATGTTGCAGAAGCCATGTGAGAAGCCCATCAGGTCAACGTGTAGCCCGTCGTACCCGTCAAAGTTTTGTGCTGCGGTTTCATTTAGATCGCGGCGCGGCTGAGCAATTACGACGTACGGCTTGATTGTTTTGGATTCGTCGTAAATCTCCTGCATTACGGCAACTATTTTCTCTCTGCTATACACAAGCTCTCCCTTTGTGTGGTGGTTAAAGTTTATTGAAAAACGGCGACAGGTTATAACCTATTGGTCTTGGGGCGTTTGTAGATATTTTTTGCGCCCTAATCGCACTCATGTTAATAAATACTATTGATCCATCCGGCCTTAACACGCCACCGCCATAAGCATTGCTTGTTGTATAGACCAAGCTGTATGTTGATACCACTCCGGTGGCGGACACTTTTTGTCCAACAACAGCGCTTCTTGGAACAAAATGTATATCCCCGTTGGGAGCTAAAACGCCGCCAGTGTATGCACCGCTAAACGTGTAAATTAACGAGTATGTTGACACAACACCCGCCGCTGATATTTTTTGACCGACCGCTGCAGTGTATGGGACAAAATAAATGTCGCCGTTAGGCGCAAGCACGCCACCCCAATAAGCTTCACTCTTAGTGTAAGCCAGAGAATATGTGGATACAACGCCAGCAGCAGATAATTTTTGACCAACCACGCCGGTGCTTGGTACAAAATAAATATCTCCGTTAGGTGCCAAAACGCCACCACGATAGGCGCCGCCCGGCGTAGTATTTGTATAAACCAAAGAATATGTAGAAACAACACCAGCTGCTGAAACTTTTTGACCAACTACTGCTTTGTTAGGAACAAAATATACATCTCCGTTAGGGGCTAATACTCCGCCAGAGTAATCATCTGACCCCGGAGCGTAAATTAAAGAATACGTTGAAACCACGCCAGAAGCATTTACTTTTTGTCCTACAGCCGCCCCGTTTGGAACAAAGTGAATATCTCCGTTCGAGGCTAATACGCCGCCTTGATAAGCGCCTCCTGTATAGACTAATGTGTATTGTGTTGCTACGTCTCGTGGCGATACCTTTTGACCAACTCGTATGTTATTGGGAACAAAATGTATGTCGCCGTTAGGAGCCAACACGCCCCCCATAAATGCACTAACAGTTGTGTAAGATAAAGCAAAAGTGCTTACAACTCCTGCCGTATTATTATTGTTATACGGCACACCATTAATTACCCCTGCGTCTAGCTGCTTCTTCAGGTTAGTCCAAGCATACAGATCCGTACCAACGCTGCTGTTGTCTGCTGTCGGCACTGTGCCTTCTGTCGCATCTGCGGGGTAAGTACAGAACACATCCTTGCTGCCTGCACCCCAGTCAACCTTGTTATTGCTGTTAGAGGATTCCAGAACTGTGTCGCGGGATAACGTCGTGCCAGATGACGTATATGTGCCTATGCCTACTTCCCAATCAGTACCGTTAGTGATGCAGTAGTAAGTCTGATTGCCATTGCCAATAGCTGAGAAGTCTTGAAATCCTGCGACCGCCGCACCCAGTGTGAACGTGCCAGTGCCTGTCGTTGTGCTGGTTACTTTTACTCTGTCTTTGACAACATACGGCATGATTGAATCCTCAGAACTTGTTCAGGTAAGAGCTTAGGCAAGTGTCTATGCCGAAAGGTATGGCGGGGTTGGTGGAAATTTTTTGGCCTATTACACCAGCAGCGTTACAAAAATAAATCTCCCCATTGGTGTTTAAAACACCACCAGCATTAGCGCCAGTACCAAGAGTGTAAACAAGAGAATATGTAGAAACCACTCCTGTTGGAGATATTTTTTGACCTCTATTGGCTTTGTGGTTTACAAAATGTATGTCGCCATTTGGCGCAAGAACCCCGCCTTGGTAGGCTTGTGAAGCTGTATAAACAAGTGAGTACGTAGATACCACTCCTGCTGCGGATATTTTTTGACCAACTACAGCGCTAAATGGAATAAAGTGAATGTCGCCATTTGGAGCTATTACGCCGCCGTTGTACGCACCAGCGCCTGCTGTATACACAAGAGAATACGTCGACACCACACCCGCCGCGGATATTTTTTGTCCTCTCGGGGCGCTATTAGGAACAAAATGTATATCCCCATTGGGAGCTAAAACACCCCCTAAATAAGAACCTCCAGATGTATAAGCCAAGGAGTAAGTAGAAACAACCCCAGCAGCCGACACCTTCTGTCCAACTGGCGCACTATCAGGAATAAAGTGTATATCACCATTTGGCGCTAGAACGCCACCTTGATAATATCCTGCTGTATAAACTAATGAATAAGTAGAAACAACACCAGATGAATTTATTTTTTGCCCTCTAGTTGCAGTATAAGGAACAAAGTGAATATCTCCATTTGGCGCAAGAACGCCGCCAGAATAGTTTTGACTGCCTAATGTATTGACCAAAGAATAAGTTGAAACAACTCCAGATGAATTTATTTTTTGCCCTACAGTTGCGCTATTTTTTATAAAATGAATATCTCCGTTTGGCGCAAGAACGCCGCCAAAATAATTGTAAGGCGCAAGCGTAGAAACCAAACTGTACGTACTCACAACACCATTCGTATTATTGTTCTTAAACGTCACCCCACCATTGACGCTTAGCTGCAAGTTCTTCTGGAAGTTGTCAAACGCTACTCCATCCGTGCCAATAGAACTGTTGTCTGCTGTCGGGGCTGATCCTTGCGTGTTCTCTGCGGGCTGTGGGACGTACACATCTTTACTGCCTGCCGCCCAATCTACTTTCGCGCCGCTGTTAGATGACGCTAGCACATAATCCCGAGACAGCGTAGTACCGCTAGAAGTGTAAGTGCCTATCCCTACTTCCCAGTCTGTTCCATTTGTGATGGTGTAGTAGGTCTGATTACCGTTGCCGATGCCAGAGAAGTCCTGATAACCAGTTGACGCCGCGCCGAGCGTGAACGTACCCGTGCCAGTCGTGGTGCTAGTTACCTTTATGCGGTCTTTGAGTACGAATGTCATAACTAGAACTTGTTCAAGAATGGACTAAGGCAAATGCCGGGGCCGAATGGTGCGCCGGGGTTGGTGGAGATTGTTTGCCCTCTCACGGCACTAAACGGAATAAATCTTATATTTCCGTTAGGATCAAGAACTCCACCTTGATATGCGTTCGATACCGTATAAACCAACGAATATGTAGATACAACGCCAGATGTATTTATTTTTTGCCCTCGATTCGCATTCCACGGAACAAAATGAATATCACCATTAGGAGACAATACGCCGCCTCGGTATGCGCTACCCGCAGTATAAACAAGCGAATAAGTAGAAATTATTCCCTGTGCCGATATTTTTTGGCCTCGGTTGGCATCATAAGGAACAAAATGTATATCTCCATTAGGGGCTAATACACCACCCCAATATGCAGTAGTTTCTGTATAGACCAAAGAATAAGTTGAAACAATACCGGCAGCAGATATTTTCTGCCCTACATTGGCAGAAAGTGGAACGAAGTGTATGTCTCCGTTTGAAGCCAACACCCCACCAGCATACGCATCTGATTTGGTGTGGACAAGTGAATAAGTAGAAACTACTCCAGCCGCCGAAACTTTTTGACCTCTGTTTGCGCCTGATGGAATAAAATATATATCACCATTAGGCGCTAGAACACCGCCCCGGTATGCCGTTCCCGCAGTATAAACAAGCGAGTACGTGGAAACAACGCCAGAAGCAGAAATTTTTTGTCCAACGGCTGCGCCTTGAGGAACAAAATGTATATCTCCATTAGCAGCTAAAACGCCGCCAGAATAACCGCCTAACGATGTATATACAAGGGAATAAGTAGACACAATGCCAGACGCATCTATTTTTTGACCTACATTGGCTTCCATTGGAACAAAATGTATATCTCCATTAGCAGCTAAAACGCCGCCAGAATAAGCGGATGATTTGGTGTGGACAAGTGAATAAGTAGAAACTACTCCATTCGTATTATTGTTCCCGAACGTCTGCCCACCTACTACACCATTATTCAACGCTGTAGAAAACGCCTGCCAGCCTGATAGATCAGTTCCTACCGCGCTATCATCGCCATATGGAACGCCGCCTGCTGTAGCTGCTGCGGGATAAGCACACAGCACATCTTTCGTACCTGCTGAAAAGTTGACTAGCGCACCGTTGTTAGACGATCCAAAGACCTGCGTTCTGGATAACGTCGTGCCAGAAGAAGTGTACGTACCCTTGCCTACTTCCCACTCTGTCGTGCCTTTGATAACGTAATAAGTCTCGTTGCCATCACCAATAACGGCGAAAGACTGATAGCCTGCCGCAGCAGCGCCTAGCGTAATCGTGCCAGTACCAGTTGTCGTGGTAGTGGACTTAACTCTGTTTTTGAGGATCAGTGGCATTAGGTAACATTCCCTGAAACAACACAGACCGTACCAGATACAAACAGAATACTTGCAATACCACGGGTTGCTAACGTCATCGTGGCTTTGTCAGAGTCAGTTCCTGCAATATAAGCCGTAGTAATTGTGCAAGTAATCGTAATCCCAGCGCTCGTGTTATTGAAAACAATGACCGCATCACCTGCCGCAAATGTAGCATCAGGAATTTCAATTGAGCCGCCAGAACCAACTTCAATGGTCTGACCGACGTCTGTGGTCGCAAGAACATAACTAGTTGTTTTCGCAGAGCCGGAAATTGGGATACCCGGTGCCGCCAACATCTCGACCGTACCTGAAGAGTTCTCACAGTACAGCTTCATGTCGTTGATGTTTAGCGCCAACTCACCGGGCGACAGATTGCCAGCCGTAGGCACCGCAGCGGCTGTCGTGCTGTGATAAGTAATAATTGGGGTAAAGCCAGTCTGTGCCATTTGGGGCTCCTTAGAATGTGCCGCCTGATATGCCACTTGTCGCTACAACAGTGGCAGTTGTCAAAGTATTCGTTGAGGGATTATAAGTAATGTCAGCGTCTACTAACGTACCTAAATTACCCGTTGTGGCGCTGTAAAACCCCAAATACCGCGTTGCGTTTGTTGCGTCTGCCGTAACCGCTACGTTCGTGGAGTTTGTTGCATTTGTTGCGTTTGTCGCGCTTCCTACCGACAGCGTAGACTGAGCCGCAAAAGTAGGCGCTCCAGCTCCACCAGAAGTCAGCACATCACCTGAATTACCCGCAGAGGTAAAGGCATACGCCGAACCCGTTCCGTAAGCCACAGCGCCTGCAGTTGGGGTTGCCGTTGCATTCGTGCCCCCATAAGCAATAGCCAACTGCCCAGAGGTAATCTGACTAGCAGCTATGGCTATTGATACATCTGTCGCTGAGGTAATCTGACCCTGAGCGTTAATCGCCAAAGTCATCGCCGTAGCCGCACCACCATAACTACCCGCAGCTACCGTCGTGTTAGCAATATTGAACGTATAGCTCGGTGACTCAGTAAGCCCAGTTCCCGCGCTGTAAACAATCGGCGCACCAAACTGAGCAAAGACAATCGCAGTCGTACCCACCGTAATAGGCAGCGGCGTCTGCTGCACCCAAGAAGTATTAGCGTTAGCCGTACCAGCCGTGACTAAGAAGAAGTCACCTGCATCAATCTGATCAACACCCGATCCAGCCGAATCAAAGTCAGTCGCACGAGTGAGAATAAATGGATTGCCCGCATCCCCAGCCTGAGTCAGCGTATAAACGCCGTTCTGAAGCTGAGACGCCTGATTCTTGACGAGAATACGCGTCCCATCATCCGCAGGCGAGGCAAACGTATATCCATCAACCGTTAGCGCACCGTTGGCATTTGCCGTCAGAGTCGCCCCTACACCCCCTGTGCCGTTGGCATAGGTAACCGCAGGCAAAGCCGCTGTCGTTGCATATTTGACCGATTGGTGGAAGTTAATACCCGCCGCAATCGAATCCGCGTAAGTACGGTTAACGATGTCATTACCAGAGGCAGGCAGCGTGCTGATCGTGCCTGTAGTCATCGCCACTGACGTAAACGTACCAGCCGCAGCAGTTGATCCGCCTATCGTCGTGCCATCTATCGCACCACCAGTAATCGCTACTGACGAGGCGCTTTGGGTGGACATCGTGCCTAGACCAGTGATGTCCGTATTCGGGATAGTGGCAGCAGCAGTCATTGCGCTAGTGCCGTTACCCTTCACATAACCAGTTAAAGTAGTTGCTCCAGTGCCACCGTTTCCTACAGGCAATGTACCGGTTAAATCACCCACTGGAATCGTCGCTGAGGCTGTCATAGCAGAGGTTCCGCTACCCTTAACGTAACCCGTTAAAGTTGTCGCCCCAGTGCCGCCATTAGCTACGTTTAGCGTACCAGCCAGCGTAATCGTGCCTGAAGTCGTAATCGGGCCACCAGAGGTCGTTAAACCCGTCGTGCCGCCCGATACATCCACCGAAGTAACCGTACCCGCACCAGCAATAGAACCCCAAACAAACGCCGCGCCATTCCACTTTAAGAAAGTATCTGTAACCGTTGGCGCTACCGCAAAAGCAGTTGTGTTTGCACCGCTTTGATACAGCAACTGGTTAGCCGCACCACCCACAATGTTTGTGGAGCCAGTAATCGTGACATCTGTTGCTGTTGTGATACGTCCTTTGCTGTCTACCGTAATCTGGGCAACTTGCGTGCCAGAGCCATAAGTACCCGCAACTACCCCGCTGACATCTAAGCTAATCGTAGGATTACCCGATAAACCGTTGCCATCAGTGACAACAATCTCACCAGCCGTTCCAGCGATCTGTACTGACCCAACGCTAGAGCCATTTTGCAGCGTCAAAAGGCCAGACCCAGCAAGGCCGTTCATAGAGCCTACAGGGCCTGTCAGAGAGATCACAGGGTTACCAGCCACCCCATCGCCATTCGTGACCACAACGCCCGTAGAAGAGCCTGTGAGCGTCCTTCCCACGACCGTGCTGCCATCAATCTTGGCAATCATGCCATTGGTAGAAACTTCAAGGCTTCCAGACGCGCCATTCAGGATGACTGAGATCGTTCCCAGAGAACCTGTATCCGTCAGACCCACGCCCGTACCGCCCTGCAAACTGCGCGAGTTAGGCAGTGTTACTTCTTGGTTAACAGTAATGAACGTCTGCTGTTGCGTTGGAGAATTAGCAATCGCCGCGACAGTTGTCTGTACTGTCTGACCGTTTTGGCTAATAGGAACCGACTCCGTGCCAGTCAGTGGCTGAGCTGCCGGTAATTGGGTGATCGTTACCTGTGCCATTATGGTGTCGGGTTAATGATGTCAAGGTTGCCGTTGTTTTCCGGCGTGTCGTTGTTTTGGTTGGTTGAAAGAACAAAGCCGGTCGTCGTAATAATATCGCTTGGATCAACCGCAATATTCGCATCAGGTCGCGGGAATCGGATAGTGATTCTTTCCGTCTTTCTTGCAGGCAAGCGGTAGGGGTCAAACTGATCTTTACAGTTTTGGCTGCAAACCATCAAGCCCGGAAAGTTCGGGTCTTTTGACAAATCGGCGTGCGGACGCTTCATCTTGCAGCGATCACACACTGCAATCGCAATGTCCGAATAACCCCGAGTGTCGAGAAAGATCGGCATAGTTATCTCGAATAAACTGCGATATTCGGCGCCAGATATACCGGCGCCTTGTCGCGTTCTTCAGACTCAGCCAGCATCAGATACTTCTCTGCCTGCGCCTCTAAATACTGAATCCGCGCCATATCAATGCCCGGCAACTCCATCGACATCTGGTGCGCCAACATGTTCTGAATAGCTAAGTACCAGCGATCAGGTATCTCTAGCTGCCCATTTAACGCCCCTACGTCCATAATCTGCCGCGAGTAGTACACGACAATCTGAACAAAAGGGTCGCTAGGCACAGGCCACAGGTTGATCTCAGCGCGGGGAATAGTACGGTTGAACCAGAACTGATAAGGCTGGTTCGCAGTAAAGTTTTTGTTCGGCAGCGAGACGTAATCATCGCGGTTCAGACGCGCCATTGGCACTTCACGGCTGTTGTTACCGACGTAGAACTCACGAACCTGCAGCGTATTGCCGCCAGTCTCGCGCATACGGTAATACTGAACGGTCGCACCCGGATCAATCTGATACCAAAGCCACTCGTTATCGACCCAAGTCTCTACTCCGGTGTCTTCGAGTAGCGTCCACGTTGAACCGTCAGTGGATATTTCCAGAAGGATGTGAAAACTTCCTGACACTCCCGGAAGAATACCAATAGAGCCAGCGTAAATAGGGTTGTCAGTGCCATAGTCCACCGTAATGTTGCCGTTAGGAGCCGATTGAACACAAGCTGTGTCAATGTCGTTGTCAAATGCGTTGTTTGCGATGCCAGATGATGCGGAATAACCGCCAAATGCGTTCGGCGTAGGCCGATTCATCGTGCGGTAGTTGGCATTTAGGACATCAATACCGCCTACAGGCAGGTAATAAATGGCTTGATCGGCCTTCAGACCGATAACCTTCTGCCCAATAGCCCAATAATTGATGCCGATGTTGGCTAGATTGGATAAAAGATAGAAAAGAGATTGTTTGGCAGAGTAAATTTGCTCCGAAGTCAGCTCTTCAGCCAACTTACCAGCGCGTCGGGCTCCGTGGTCGATCAAATCCTGTACTTGGATGACAGTCTGACCGATAGTTCCAGAGTAAGCCATGTGCTCCCCTTACCACTTTGGGCATTTAGATGATCTTTTTTCGCCTGTAGACATCTTGGTAGTAGCCTTGCCGCCTTTTTTCATGCCCTGACCGGTTCCCTGCGCGGGTTCTTGCGAGGTTTCTGAGTAAGGACGAAAGTCATTACTTGCTGGCGCAAACTGTGTTGACTGAGCTAAGCGATCACTCATAGCGCCCATGTTTCCCGCAGTGCTGCCGGGAACACTTACTGATGATTGCTCACCATCAGTCACAAGGCTGCTCAATCCACCAACCGCCATTCTTTTACCTTTTTTCATATCGTCCTCACCAAGCTGGGCATTTTTTTGACTTCCCACCAGTAGAAACGCCGCAGGCATCTAGGTTGATCTTGCCGCCCTTGGTGTATTTTTTGGCCTCACCGCCTTTTTTCATCATAGACGCATTATTCTGACCAAGCTGCTGCAAACCTTGCACACGCTGAGAAAATGGCATATTTGATTGTTGTTTACCGACAAAATCATCACCCTGTTGAGCTTTAGGTAAAGATTGCACGCCCTGTCTTATTTTTTCAACATCAATACCAGCGGGAGGCTTTGCATTTGGGTTTATGCCACCCAATGATCCTTTCTTTGCAAACTTCGCATCTAAACCTAACGCTTTTGCCGCAGCCCCACCAACAGGCGTCGCCAATTGCGAACCCGCCTGCCCCAAACCATTAGTTTGTTGCGGCTTTCCAACCGAATTGGCTAATTGTTGCTGTTGCTGCATTTTTTTGTACGTTGCCTCAGCCTGTTTATACTGCTTCGGAGTTGAAAACCGTTGTGGAACGGTTGCACCGGGCGGAATAGTCGTGTCTACTTTTTGAGTAGTTCCACTAGCCTGACGAAATACATCTCCATAGGCTTTCTGTAATCTGTTCTGGTTTATTCGTGGCTTTACCGAAGGCTTCACGGAGGGCATTACCTGCGGCTTTACATCATAACCTTTAGGATCCATGCCTCTAGGCCCAGATATATCTGCATTTTTCCGCTTAATCAAATCATTAATCTGCTGATTGGTCATGCCACTAGCCTGCATACCGCGTGTATCGAATTTCATGTCTATCCCCTTAACCTACCAGCCCGGGCAGTTCCAACGCTTCATCGAAGCCCTTGCGCGTGATCCACGTTCGCTCTTCTCAGCTATAGGCCCCATACGCGCACAGAATGAGTCCCTACGTTTGCCGCCCTCTGGTTGCGGAGCCTTCAAATCGCTACCAGTCTCACGGTTGTACTTTGCACGACCCTTCGCTGTCAATCCAGCGCCCTGCTCTGCAGGCAACTTCTCACCGCGACCAATCGCTAAAGATACGCCACCATTTTTTTTAGCTTCTGGCAGCTTGGCGTAAGCCTTCTTGCCTACGTTCGACTTTGTATACTCTTTCGCCACATCCTCAGAGATGCCAACCTTCTTGGCAATCTTTGGGTTGTGTTCAACCGCCTTCATAAGACGGAACTGAGCTTTAGACTTGGCTGGCATCACGCCACCTGCTGCATAGAAACAATTACTGAAGGAATGGCAGGATGCAACGCTGTTGAGGAAAGGCTTTCCATAGTTACCGCAGCATCGCTTTTCAACCAATAGATTTCTACATAGTCGCTTGAGTTCAAATTAAGGAAAATGTTCCAAGCAGCCACCATGTAACCAAAAATGCTTGCGCTTTTTCTTGCAGGAACCGTGACAATAGTTGCAGAGTTAGGCAAGTCAACGCCGTTCACCTTAAACCAAACAGTTACCTCGTGCTGAGCGTTATCGGTATTCTTAAACTGACTACTAAACTGCAGGTCATAGATGCCTGTGTTTGGTACGGTCAGTTCGCTGTTGTTGACTAAAGTGATTGAGTCAGTAATGTCTTGCGTATTGAAAGTCATCGCCACGCCAGCGACTGCACTACCTGTTTGATCGGTGTTGTCGCTCCAAGCTCCATACGCACGGTTGTAAGCGTTAACGTCTGCGATGGTTGTCTTCTTGTTGTCACCGCTCTGAACGATGGGAACTAACTCTGTGCCATCTAATGGCAGAGCCGCCGCCGTCATTGCTGAGATTTTGGTATCTGCCATTTAAGACTCCAACTCAATCTTGTCATCGTTCTCTTGCAGAACGTAACCAGAACTCTCCATCAGGATGTAAAACGGGCCACCTGCAACTGGGCCTCGAACAATCACCGACTGTCCACCTACATCACTGCCGTTACCAGCGCTGGCATCAGCAACAACTCCCGTGCCAACACCCGGAAAGGTGTTAGCAAAGTTCGCTACTTCTTCGAAGCCAACGCCGCCAGCCATTACGCAATACCAGCCTGAATTAACTTCAGCGTGACAGTGCCATCGCCAGAGTTCATCGTTACACGAATCGCTGTTACTGGGAAGGCATAATTCCCATCGGCATTAGCGATCTGAGCCGCTACCGTTGGGTGAGGAAACCATGTCGTAAAACCAACCGTAGGGTCGTCAAAAGTGTGCTGAACCGTAAAGTCAACCGTGCCAGTCTTAACGACGCCAAACCCTACGTTGAACGGGCTTGTATTCAGGTTCATTACGATAGGGCTGCTTGACCCAACGCCTGTTTGGGAAACAGTCTGTAATTTCATATCAAATCCCCATAAATGACAGGGAGCCGAAGCTCCCCGCCGTTCTTAACAAGCACCGCCGTAGCGCTTCTTCAACGGAGTAACCGTTACAGACTCTTTTGTCTTAGTGACGCTATCGCCTGCTGGTTTTCTACCAAACATCTCTACGGCCTTGTCATAAGCCTCTTTGAGCATGTCTAGTGGATTCATCGCCTGCTCAAGCTCTCGTTGATGCTTTGGGACATCTTCGTAGGCTTTTTGCATAGCTTTCCGTTGCTTCTCTTCTGCCACATCAGCAGGGCCGCCCTCTAAATAACCTTTTACCGAGCCACCTTTTTTATAGGTGCCAGAGAGGCGGTTGATGCTGACAGGGGTGGGCGGCTTTTTGTACCCTTGAGGCATCTTTTCAGCCTTCCCAGAGTCGTTTACCGATCCACCCCTAGCAAACTTTTTTGGGGCACCGCCCTTCTTGTAGCCACCAGCATTGCCCTTACGAACGCCACCAGTAGTGGTATTCGTTACACCCGCAGGCGTGCTGCTGACGTTACCTTCAACGCCGCCACCTTTGGCAAACCTTCTTTTCGGGCCTAACCCAAGTGGCGCACCAGAAGGCGAGAATCCCGGCCCCGTGTTTTCTTTGGGGCGCGGGGTTGATGGGCGAGGCATATCAATAGCTTTTGGGTGCGGCATCCCTCTTGCAGACATCCCGCCCATAGCCATCTTGACCTTACCGCCCTTCTTATAACCACCAGCGTTACCCATCTTCACGCCACCTGTTTTGGCAGGTGAACGATCAGGGGTTGTGGTCACCATCTTGGTCTCAGCATAGCCCTCAGCGCCTTTTTTAGAAGCACTGACAGGAATGACGCTGCCGCCATTCTTGTAGCCACCCTGACCCATAGCGACACCACCAGTCTTCAAGCCTTTGTGAGCTTTAGATGCTGGCATAGCGGCGTGCTTTTTCAGAGCTTCACCACCATCTGCCTTCTTGCGACCCATCATCGCTTTGCGACGAGCAGCCATCGAAGGAGTAGCAGGAGATGCACCCCCCACAGGACCCGGAGGTAGACCAGCACGAGAGAGGACTCCCGACATACCGCCGTCAGCCATCTTCTTGCTGCCTGTACCGTTATCTTTAGATTTCATCTTGGGCATAGCGACATGCCCACCCTTTTTGAGCTTTAGCTCGATGCTAGGCTCAGTGGTCATCATTTTGACCATTGGTTTGAACTGACCCATGTCTGGCTCCTTTAAGAACCCCGAGGGTTTCCCCTCGGGTATTCATTAGGTCGGATTAACGCCGATACCGCCATCAGCCGCAGTCGGCGTAGGCATATCGATGTACATCTGACCGCGAGTAGT